CGTTGTGTCATGTTATACCGAGAATTTTATGTTATATGCCTAAGCGTAATAGCGCTAATGAAATGTTACAGATATGAACTAGTATTATAGTACATGTCAGGTTACGTTGATACCAACGCAATTACTATATATATTGTATCATGTTCGCCGGACTTGTCAACGTCGGTATGAGAAAATTTTTGTAAATGACGTGTTACGGGTATTGACAAAGTGAAAATGCTGTGCTATGATATGGGCACAAAGCAAAACCACAAACATAAACACAAACAAAAGGAGATCAACCGTGAAAAAAGAAAACATTTTGACTTACAACGATGTCGAAACAATCTTGATTGCTTTGATGGGTCGGGCAATGGATGAGCGGGAACGCGCGAACACTGCCGAAAATGAAAAGGATGATGAAACAGCTGAGTACCACCGGGAACAGGCGGACGAATGTAGCAGGGTTATATCAAAATTACGTGATTTTGTATTCTGACGCCGAAACGCCCGGTTTTCGGGCGTCCGCGTCGAATGGCCGCGACGCGCTGACGAAGGCAGGCCGGAAAAAACGACAGTAAAGGGAGGACTAACAATGACATATTTTAGTAATTGCCGCAGCCTTGACGAACTCAAGGCGGAATACCGCCGCCTGACATTGAAATATCACCCGGACGTTGGCGGCGATGTTGAAACTATGAAAGAAGTCAACATTGAATATGAACGCCGTTTTGCTGCGCTGAAAGCAGCGCACAACGCAGCCGCAGACGCGGGCCATCAAACCACGGAAACAGCGGACGAATACCGCGCAATCATCCTTGCGTTGATCCGTATGGATGGACTAGTAGTTGAATTATGCGGTTCGTGGTTGTGGATAACCGGGGAAACCCGCAAGCACAAGGACGAATTAAAAGCTCTCGGCTGCCATTGGAGCAGCATGAAAAGCGCGTGGACGTGGCACCATGCGGAACCCGGTGCAAAATGGTATCGCGGTAAGCGAACCATGGGCGAAATCCGCAGCCGGTACGGCTCTACCGTTTACGGCGCTGCGGCGCGTGATGCTGTTGCGGTAGTTTAATCCACCGCGCAGCATGGCGGGGGGTTAAATAAAAATGTTTGAAAATAGGAAAGAAGAAGAGATTCGTGTGTGGGCTTATTTGATATCCCCGCGCGCAATAAATACGATTGAAGATTGCAAACTGCAAGGGGATCGCGCCGCTACAGCAATCCGGCAGGGTGAAAGCATGATTGCGCGTTTACGCGATTATCAGTTGTCTCTATGTGATCGTGCGCGTGAAATTGCATGCGCCCCTTACCACATAGAAATAGAGTTTCGGCGGGAACGTTCATACAGCGATAACCGCGTGCGGTATATTGCTGAAATTTTTCGAGTGTATGACGTGCAAGGCATTTCGCGGCAATCTATTCGCCGAGAAATATGGCCCGGAAAGGAACGCCACAAGGCAATGAACGCCTTTAACGAGATAGAACGTGCCTACCCCGGAGCGCCGATAACGCGAAAGTTGGAGCCTTCCCCGTGGGAGCGTCGATAATTTTTCAAAAAAATTTTTTGTAAATGACGTGTTACGATATTTACAAAGTGCGGAAACTGTGTTATAATATGGGCGTAGCCCACCAAAATAAAAAACGAAAGGATAATAAAAACGATGAGAACTTATATCGTGGGGGTTTTTAATGGTTTTGGAGTGGAGCGCGTACTATATCAAACGGCCAGTTTAAAGGCCGCGAAAAAGTGGGCAACAAGCAGCCGTTACTATGATGGCCGCCTGACCGTCCCGGATATCTGTACCCACTTGCCTGATGGTCGGGTAGTGCTTGCCGCATTTGGTGAGTATAACCGACGCACCCGCCGCACGAAGTGGACGAACGTGTATTAACAAGCGAAACTAAAACAAAAAGGAGAATCGAGAATGAAAACAATACCTAGGAACCGCGCGTACCCGGATATTACGTTCCCGGAATTTATCGGCAGCACTTGGATAGACAAAGCGGCCCGATATGCGGTTATTGGCGTTGGTGGGAACCTTTTGGGCTATTGGCAGTATACAAAGGGAGGAGAAACATGAACGTTATTATGTGGGCTGTTGTAGCTCTTGCGGGTATTGGACTTTTGACTGCAATAGCTAGTGTATTCAGCGAACATGCCCCGACTTTAGAAATCATGTTGTGGTTTGATGCACTCAAGACGGTTTTAGTGCAAATACTGATCATTGGCGGTTCCGCGACATTTTTCGCGGCCATGCTGATCGGAATGCTGGAAAGGGGTGGGGCATAATGTCTCGCAAGCCGTCCATCACGCGCACGATCGTCACGGAAGACGTGACAATTAGCGCAGCAAACGAACAAAGCGGCAAGCTGCAGGCCTTGACTATTACAATCCCGGTCGGCAGTAAAACCGACCTCGAGCGCCTGCGCGTGATCCGTCCGCAGCTTCCGCCGCACATTCAACCGCTGCGGGTTGTGAAAGTCGCGCCGCCGGAAACGCATATCTACAGGATGAGCATTCCGGATTTTGTCGCACATGCGGCAATTTATGATTGCCGTGACGGCAATAACAAGTTGTAACAGAAACTTAAACACGTTGTAAATAAGTTGTAAACGGGGCTGACCCCTTTACATAATAACAGAGCGGCTATCTCATTAAACCAGCAGAAAGGAAAACACTATGTCTAATAACAATTACTCTTGCAAGATCCTCGAATCCAACGGCGAATTTGACGCCTACGAGCGCGTCATGTGCAAGGATCTGGGGGACGCAATCCCCCTTGACGATGCAACGCAGCAGGGTCCGGTCGTGATCGAGTACGAAAAGCACTTGATCCTGGGTATCCACAATGAGAAGTCCGAAGACAAGGACTACGAAAAGTGCGTTGTGATCGATCCTGAGGGCCGCAAGTTCGTGTGTGGTGGGGCGACGTTCCGCCGCGAGCTGGAAAACATCGTTGCCGAGCTGAGCGATGCCGGGATCATCAGCGGCTTCAACATTAAGGTCTACAGAAAGGCGAGCAACAATTACAAGGGCAAGGATTTCATTACTTGCTCTCTGACCCGCGAAAAGCCCACTTTCTCGACCGTCCCGGACGATTGCGTCATGTGTGTCGACCCTGACGCACAGTAAACCAAAAAGGCCCGGTGTAATAGCCGGGCCTAATCCTAAATAAGGGGGGTGATGATATGGCAACTCCGAAACCGCCGAAAAATTTAGCACCATATAATAAAGAGTTGCGCCGAATTGAACGCTTTATGCGCGCAGCCGAAAAGCGCGGGTTCACGTTTTTAACCGATATTCCGGAGAAAAAACCAACGCCAACAAAAAGAGACGTTGAGCGCCTGAAGAAGTTGACTCCGGAAAAACTGTATAGCCGCGCATATTACACGGATGATAGCGGCAATCAAGTCCCGGCGTCTCCGCAGCGTGGCGGCAAGTGGATGCCGACAAAAACCGGAGAGATTACAGTCAGTGGTAAAAAGCAGAATTATCAAGCTGCTATGCGTGCAGCGTATAAACGCATGGCACGCGCGGAAGCCCGGCGCAAGGCGCAATCCGAGCGCGCAGCCGAACGCCGAGCATCCAAAGCAGCGCAGAAGGCAGTAGCGAAGCGGGAAGCAGAACAAGCGCGTCAGGAAGCACGCGCAGCTGGTTATCAAAATATCATCGACAATCTAAAAGACCCACTAATCGCATTTACTCCGTCATATCGATGGGACGATGTTGCAAAACAAACGGCAATACAATACCATAATTTTTTCGAACGCGTTTTGAACGCGGCGGAATCAGAATTGGGTGCAGCGGAGTTAGCTAGAAGAATCCAAAACAATGGTGTAGAGCTTCAAGAGATCATCGACGAGATGCTCTACAAATACTATCATACAGCGGAAGAAGCCCGGTTTAATCTGAATCGTTTTGTGCGGCTCATTATGGGCAAAGACGCAAATCTTGCGGATTACTCACCGGGTAAAGGCGAAGCACTTGCGGAAGAAGCCGAGTATTACACGGCGGCTAACGGATCAAGTTTTAGCAATGAATACGCCGTGCGAGGCATGTCTAGTGGCTACTATGACGCGGAGCGCGGTGCACCGGTTGACCCAACGCTTGGGATCATGACAGGCGCCAACGATATGATAAGGGTACAGGGTGGCGTCATTAGCATGGATGACTTTTTAAGGGGCGGTGGTGTGATGCCGTTTGAAAAACCGGGCTAAGACCTTTTTGGTTGGGGACTTTGAGACAACTGTCTATGAGGGGCAAAAAGATACCGCCGTTTGGGCGGCTGCCATTGTCCCGTTGTTTACAGAGTCGGTTGAAATCTATCACAGCATTGCGGACTGCTGGGCAGGTTTGCGTAAGATAGCAGGGGATATCGTCTGCTATTTTCATAACTTAAAGTTTGATGGTGCTTTTTGGCTAGACTTCCTATTGATTCAAGCCGGGTACAAGCAAGCAGTTGATGATGTAGACGATGTGAAGCAAGTACGTTTTCAGAGACAAAAAGACATGGAAAACGGCACAATTCGATATAGCATTTCTGACATGGGTGCATGGTATACGATTTGTGTCAAAATCGACGGCAGATATATAGAATTTCGGGACAGTCTAAAGCTCCTCCCCTTCTCTGTCAAAGAGATCGGCAAGAGTTTCGGCACGGCCCACCAAAAATTAGACATGGAGTATGAGGGCTTCCGATACCCCGGTTGCGAGATCACACCGGAAGAACGTGAATATATCGCAAATGACGTGTTAGTTGTAAAGGAAGCACTTGAAATCATGGTTGCTGATGGGCACTTGAAACTCACGATTGGAAGCTGCTGTCTGTCTGAGTATCAAAAAATAGTCGGTTATCCCTTTTATAAAAAGTGGTTCCCGGATTTGACGGTAGAGATGCTTCCAGAAGTATATGGCGCTAAGACGATGGACGCCTATATCCGCAAAGCATACCGGGGAGGATGGTGCTATGTCGTACCGGAAAAGCGTAATATCGTTTATCATAACGGCACGACGGCAGATGTCAACTCACTGTATCCTAGCATGATGCACAGTATGTCAGGAAACAAATACCCTATAGGCATGCCGGCCTTTTGGCGGGGGAATCTCATACCACCAGAAGCAAAAGCAAGCTACAGTTTCTTTTATGTGAGAATCCGCACGCGATTTCGGATAAAGCCTGATAAGCTGCCGTTTGTGCAGATTAAAGGCAATTTCTGGTATCGTGGCACAGAATCCCTAAAAACATCAGACGTGTACGACCGCAGAACTGGGGAAATGTGCGAATGGATAACAACTCCCGATGGGGAACGACGAAAAGCTATAGTAGAGCTGACGCTTACAGAGATGGATTTCCGTCTGCTGCAAGAGCATTACGATTTAACGGAGTTTGAGATTCTCGACGGCTGCTATTTTACCGCGGCAAAGGGCTTGTTTGATGATTACATCGACAAGTACGCCAAAATCAAAAAAGAATCAAAAGGCGCGAAACGTACCCTAGCTAAATTGTACCTTAATAACCTGTATGGCAAGTTAGCTGCTGGAGATGATAGTAGTTTCAAGGTCGCATACCAGAAACCGGATCGCAGTATCGGGTATACCATCGTAGAGGCTCACGACAAAAAGCCGGGGTATATTCCCGTAGGCGCAGCTATCACAAGTTATGCACGCTGTTTCACAATTCGGGCGGCGCAGGCCAACTATTACGGACCAGACGAGCCTGGTTTTATCTATGCGGATACCGACAGTTGTCACATGGATATCCCGCGCGAAGCCGTTCGCGGCATGAAAATCCACGACCGTGATTTTTGTTGCTGGAAGCTGGAAAGCGGATGGGATATGGGGCTATTTGTCCGGCAGAAAACCTACATAGAACACGTCACGTCCGAGGATGGCGAACTCATAACGGAGCCATTTTATGATGTGAAATGTGCTGGCATGCCGAAACATTGCAAAGAGCTGTTTTTGAAATCCGTTGAGGGATGGACGCCAACGGAAGACGATCCCGAAAATGAGTACCGGCCTGAAGAGCTTGCCTTCTTACGTGAGAAACGAGAGATCACGGATTTTAAGCTAGGCTTAACCGTCCCCGGCAAGCTGCTTCCACGAACGATTCCCGGCGGGGTGCTGTTGTGTGCGACAACATATGAAATGAGGTGATAACAATGACAGGCATGGAGGCTAAGCGTCTAGCCGTTGCGATTATTCAGATGGGCGTGCAAGACTATGTGCGCTGCAGTAAAGAGCTGAAACCTCGAAGTAAAGAACGTGGCAACAAGTCTATGTATGCCCGTTCGCAGAAACGCACGGAGGTAGCACGCTTTTTTAAGTCAGAATGGTATTACTATTTATGTGAATGCCTAGGGCTTGACGATGAAACCGTTAAAAAATGCATTTTGCGGGAACAGATGGAGGTGAAGCGCCGTGAGAATGCAGTTTAAGCTAACCGTCGTATGCAAGGACGGAAGCGAAGTGGAGCATCAGTTTCCATTTTGGTACGACTTGCTGAACTACGTAACAAGTATGACCACTTTGGAAATGAAAAGCTATAAAGAAATTCGAGCTGAATATATTAAGGGGTGTTAATCATGACAAAGAGAAAACTGAATAATCAGGAAGAGGACGGATTAGCGTCTCTGATCGCGGATGCTGTTACGGACGCATTAGTCAGAACGAGTGCAATCGCCGACGTGATGACGGTAGATTGCCAAACGGTCCGGGCATTGTTCGCTGAAGCGTTTTTAAATAATGTGGAGAAGTTCCCCCACAAGGAGGTATTAACAATGAAGGTGAAAAATGTAAAGGTCAACGGTGTGAAAACCGTGGAGGAAATCAGGACGGAGAAAATGGAAATGCTGAAGCGGAACGTAATTGAAAGCTGTATTCGATCGATTGCGGAAGCAGATGCAATTGCCTATGCTGTCAGCTGTAATGACAACTTCGTTCTGGAACTGATTGCCCGTACTCTGCTCAACTATGCGAAAAGGAGCAAGCACGATGAATAAAACGGAGTTACTCGAGAGGCTGAAAGCACTACGAAAACAAATCTATGGAGCTAACATGCTGGTATTCAGTGGAGACATGTTTCAAGCGGCCACGTGGACGACTACGAGCCTGCAGTTAATCACTGAAATCCTGCGGGATTTATCCAAGGAATAAAATAAGGCCCCCTCTAATGAGGGGGCCGTATCAAAATCGGAGAGTTACACAAAGGGATTCACGATATCCGTAACTGTCCCGGCGGCGTAATTTCAGCCGTGTGATCCGGGCAGAGCAGAGCGTATAGTCTCCGGTGATACCTATTTAATAAGCAAGCGCTTTTAGGACTGCTTCCTTGCAAGACAAATTTTTGAAGCGGAAGGCGCCTAGCTCAAAGAAATATCGGAACTGGCTAAGCATTGCGTCTGAACGCCTGAGCATCACGTAATTAACTTCATGGTCCTCCGTTGTTACCGTGATACGGACAGGGTAATAGTCGTCGGCTTTATCATCGCAGTACATAAAGCCTAGATGCGGATACTCCCGGATCGCGTAATTCTTCCCGCAATACCGGAGCGTTGCGATATATCTGTTAACGCCCTCCGGTCTGCCGATAAACGCGACGTTGTCATTCAGGTAAACGCCCTGACCGGCATAGGCGACATAGTCGTTCTTTGAAAACGCTCGGTTGAATGCGCTCCCCTTTTGGGCTTCCGCAGCAGAATCGACATAGCCCTGCTCCAAAACAAAGCCGTCGCCCTTCAGGAAACGCGTTTCCTTTCGGAGGCGTTCGGAGATGCCTAATTCGATATAATACGGATTAAGCAAGGTGACCGGGTTCCCGCACATGTAAACCGGGACATAACGGACTTGTTCGCCCTGTCCGCGTGCGACAGAAGCGTGAATGGAAATAAACTTTTTCACTTCATTCGGGACATACGTATTTGTTTCACTTTGAAACTCATCCATGAACATAGAACCGGTATCAGAAAACAGGTGTGCATATTTCTTGACAGCTTCCGCCTGATTGACAGATACTGCATATCCGCATTCCACGTCATTCAAAAAAAGTTTTTTAAAGACCGCCATAGGCTTTGACGTCATATTGTCGGTCGGGAACCAAATGCCTCTGATATCTTTAAAAAATTTATCTGCGCAATCTTCCAGTTCATACTTGTACCGGTAGACGAGCATAAATTTTTCACGCGTCTTTTTGAAGCGACGCACAAGCATGCCGGAAAAATAGCAGGTTTTACCGCCGGTTCGGTTCGTCGTGCACAGATAAATTTCGGGCCGCTTTCCATTGATATCCTGCATAGATAGCAGCTTTGTCCCGTCGTAGTACATCATACAAATACACCACCTATAATTATTATAACACATTCGTGCCTTTTGTCAATTGACAAATTGCACGCGTGTGATATAATGATAATAGGATTCCATTAAAGGAGGTGAAAGGCTATTAACGTTCAGACTGTTCTTAACGTTATCACGCAGGTCGGATTTCCTATTTGTGTATCCCTTATGTGCTTTTGGTATATTAAGGTTATTCAGGAAAAGCACAAGGATGAAATTTCCGAACTTGCCAAAGCAATCCAGAACAACACTCTGGTAATGCAGCAGCTCGTTGATAAGCTGAACCATGGCTAAAATTTTTCTTAGTCCCTCAGATCAGTTTGAAAACACCTATGCTGGCGGCAACACGAACGAAGGTGAACAAATGGGTTTGCTTGCGGAAAAGTTGGCTCCGATCCTTCGGCGATGCGGTTTTGAGGTAAAAATCGTGCACAGGAGCACTTTGGTAAACAAGCGTAAACAATCTGACGATTGGGGTGCCGACCTGCACCTTCCGCTGCACAGCAATGCTTTTAACGGCACAGTGTCCGGAACTCGGGTCATGTGCATGCGAACTGTTGATGGGCAGCTCGGCTATGAGTATAGCAAGAAGATTTTCAAGCAGCTCGACGCCGTTACTCCTGGCACTAGCTCCAACATTTCCGCACAGCCGCAGCTGTATGAAATTCAGGCGCCGAACGCGCCTACGGTTTATGTCGAGGTTGATTTCCATGATGTGCCTATGGTAGCAAATTGGATCATCCACAATCTTGATGTAATTGCAGACGCCATTGCAAGAGGTGTGTGTGATTGCTTTGGTGTGCAGTACAAAGCGGACGATAGCCACGCGGAGCCTCAAATTTACCGCGTGCAGGTCGGCGCATTCAAGAATCGCGAATATGCGGAGGTGATGAAAGAAAAGCTGATCGCGGCAGGTTATCCGGCGTTTGTCGTAAAATCGAATCAGTAAAAGAAAGGTGGTGAATAGACTTGGCTTGGCATGCTAGAGATATTGATTTGGGTGGAAACTATGTGACGGGATCACAGGAGAGCATCGACAATGCCAATGAAATGGCTAACCTTCTAGCCGGTCAGGGCTGGTCTATCGCCGCTATTTGCGCGTTTTTGGGTAATAACTCAAGAGAAGGTGGATATAACCCATGGAGTTGGCAATTGCAACCCACAGGGCTTGCTACACCCACCTATTCGGAATTTTTAGCATGGACTGACGAACAAGCAAAAAATCACGGCTACGGTCTGGTTGGCTTCACTCCCGCAAAACGATACATAAATTCTGAAAACGAAGCGGCTTTATCCGCGCACGGGTATGCCCCACATTTTCGGGATGGTGCGCATCAGGGGGCAGCTACGGACGGTGAGGCACAGACTGTATTTTTGTTCACAGATGTGCCGACAAATTGGTCAGGTGGGCTATTCGATTACTATAACGCCGTGTTTACGGAAATCGGCGTTGATATCCGTAATTTTTACTATATCACGTTTGAACAGTTTAAGACTGGTAAAATTGTGAGTAGTGATATCCCACTGGACTATTTGACTGGCGCGTTTGAATTGAAGTATGAAAAACCGTATGACAAGGGTGCAGCTTCATCCTATCAGGGCAGATGCTCGGATGCCGCATACTGGTACGAATATTTCACGGGGCATCCTCCCACGCCTACACCGTCAACCCGAAAACTGAAAATTTGGATGCCCATGAATGCATGGACGTAAAGGAGGTAACACTGTGGCAATCAAAACAAAGCAGGAAGTTCTTGACGGCTTGAAGAGATTCATTCCGAATGATGATACTTCCGACGACACGCTTGCATTTATTCAAGACGTCTCCGACACTCTCGATGCAGGCGCTGAGAATGTTGACTACAAGCAGCAGCTTGCAGACAACGATAAGAAATGGAGACAGAAATACAGAGACGCCTTTTACAATCCGCCTGATAAGCCTGACCCGGAGCCGGACCCTGATCCGGAGCCGAAACGCAGGTCGTATGCGGACTTGTTCAAGACTGAATAATTTTATGAAAGGAATGATTTAATGCCTAGAAAAATTGCAGTGTCCACCCTGAACGCTTCCACGATTGATATTCTGAATACCATTCGTGCGAATGCGTCCGCTCAGTATCAGGATCAGGTGCCTGAAGTCGCCACGAACTATGACGTTCGTCAGGTTGGTGATGTCTTCTTCGGCTATCCGAATCTGGCCAACGAATTCCTGAGCGCCCTTGTCAATCAGATCGCCCTCGTCCGAATCCGATCCGCCACGTTCAACAACCCGTACCGAATGTTCAAGAAGGGATTCCTGGAAACTGGCGAGACGGTCGAGGAAGTATTCGTGCAGATCGCGAAAGCGCGTGACTTCTCCCCTGAGAAGGCTGCTTCCCGAGAACTCAAGCGCACGATCCCGGACGTTCGTTCCGCGTTCCATCTCATCAACTGGAAGGTGCAGTATCCGGTCACGGTTCAGCGCGAAGACCTCCGTCAGGCGTTCACCTCGATTTCCGGTGTGGATGACCTGATTTCCCGGATCATCGACAGCGTTATCCGCGCTGCAGAGTATGACGATTTCCTGCTGGTCAAGTACCTGCTCATCAAGGCAGTGTCCCATGGCAAGATGAAGCCCGTCGCATTCGACGCTGCTGATTCGAAGAACGCAGCGACTTCCTTCCGCGGGACGTCCAATATGCTGACGTTCATGAAGAACGATTACAACGCGGCGGGTGTTACCACGGTAACTCCGCGTGAAGATCAGTACATTTTCATGGATGCGCAGTACAACGCGAAGTTCGACGTCGAAGTTCTGGCGGCGGCGTTCCACATGGAAAAGGCTGATTTCCTCGGCAGGCTCGTTCTCATCGACGATTTCACCACCTTCGATAATGCACGTTTCGACGAAATTCGCGCGGCTGGCAATAACATCGAGGAAGTTACCACGGCTGAACTCGCGCTGATGGCTGACGTCAAGGCGATTCTCGTCGATCAGGAATGGTTCCAGCTTTACGACACGCTGAATGAGATGTCTGAGGCCTACGTTGGAAGCGGCCTGTACAACAACTATTTCTACAACCGATGGGAAATCGTGTCCAGCTCCCCGTTCAGCAACGCGGTCGTGTTCGTCGATGCTGGCGCCACGATTTCCGCCCCGGCGAAGGTTGAGCTGACGGTTACCGGCTACTCGCAGGATAAGGCTGGCAACAAGGTGTACACTCTGACTGGCGCTGATCCGGCAAGCCTGCAGGCGTCCAACTTCCAGTTGGTGCAGACGGAGGCAATGACTAAGGCGCTGGTTGCCGTGCATCCTTACGGCGCGATTATCCTCCCGCAGTCCGCGCAGACTAAAAGCGATAAGTATGACGTCGTCGCCACGATGGCTGGAGCAACTTACAAGTTGGTCAACGGCCTGGACGACCAGGTCGTGCTCGGCAGCACGTTGACGCTCGTCAAGCAGTAAACGGAGGGGCATTGCCCCTCCACCATTTTAAAAGGTGGTGACAAAATGGCTGAATATGTTGTGCCGAATACCACGATTTACATTATCAAGGATTGCCCATGTGAGCCGGACTACAAGAATACGATGTATTTCGGAAGCAAGGCGGATCAGTTCGCAACGTTCAGCAAGTGGATCAAGTACACGCTCAATGCACAGAGTTATCAGAGATATGGCGCTGGGAGAATTCAGGTCGAGTTGCCTGTAGAAAACCTATACGATTGCAATTACCTGATTTTCCAAAATACGAACTTCAAGGATTCTGCCGGGAACGTAAAGAAATTCTATGCGTTCATCACGGACGTGGAATATGTGAACAACAACACGTCCACGATTACCTATGAAATCGATGTCATTCAGACGTGGTTGGGTGATTACGAAATCCGGGACGTTTTTGTGGAACGTGAGCATCCGCTGACTGATAAAATCGGAGAGAACCTAGTGCCGGAACCTGTTAGCTTTGACGAATACACGATAAGCTATTATGACGAAGTCAGCTACACCTTCAGTGGCGCAACAGTCCCTACAAAGTTATCCAGTTTGTGGATGATGGCTTGGTGGGCAGATGGTACAAGCCCGCACGTTATCAGTGGCCTTCCGACGATGCTATGGGCATACGCTCAGCCGTTCACGGAACAGGGCCTTAATGCCTTCCGTTCGTATTTATCCGGTGCAGGTGTGGATGCCAATTCAATTGTGGCATTTGGGCTCGTGCCCGAACTATTCGCACAAATTGGCGAAGTTGTACCCGCCGCATTATCTACAGTTAAAAACTACCGTTTGCAATTCCTACGTCACTACAACGAAGCATTTGAATCCGCAACGGCTGGAGTTCGGAAAAGTTATACACCGCAGTGCAAGAAGTTGTACACAAGCCCCTACTGGGGATTGTGGGTAACGAACAACTCTGGAAATACAAAGGTTTATCCGATGGAACTTTTCACACCGGGCGTTTCCTCGAATGATTTGTATTTCCAGCTGATTGGTGACTACTCGCCGAATCCTACGGTTATGCTTGTTCCCGAAAATTTCAAAACTGTACAGGGTAGAAATTACGCGGAAAGCATGACGTTATCCGGGTTCCCGCAATGCGGCACTACATCAGACACATACAAAGCATGGTTGGCACAACAGGGCGGCGCTAATGCTGTTCAGTTCATCGGCGGTGCACTCATGGCGTTAATGTCTGCTGTTAGTCAAAATTATGCTGGCGCTGTCGTTGGTGCAACACAGGCCGTCGGGGCCGCCGCTCGTCGGTGGGATGCCTCGACGATGGCAGATTCCGGGACGCCGGGTGGAAATAACAACTTGTTAGCAGCTGCGCATTTGATGACTTTCCATTATGGAATCCGTCATCTAACGGCAGAGGCTGCAGAACGGGTTGATATGTATTTCCGTAAATATGGCTATGCTACGAATACCGTGAAAAAGCCGAATATCGGGACAAGGCCCTTCTACAACTACGTTAAAACAAACGGCTGTTCTATTGACGGTTCTATACCGGCAAGCGCAGAAAAGCGGATTTGTGAAGTGTATGACCGGGGAATTACATTCTGGAAGTCTACCGTACATTTCGGAGATTATTCCGTCGACAACTCCCCCGGTGCAACGAATCCGGAACATAGTGAGGTGGTGAGTTAATGGGTGATAGCTTCAAAGCGTGGTTGGCGGCTGATTCATTTAATCGGCTGACCTACAATTTTTATTATGACCGGCTGCTAGAGATGTCCTTATCCCGGTATGAATGGCTCAATCTTCCGGAAAGCGTGGATGCACGGTTCCTTGAGTTGACATTGTTCAAAAATGGCCTTGCGCTTTTCTTTGACGATGATGTCCTCGGAATGCTGGCTCTTCCGGCTATCATTAGCGGCCCGTTCAACGTGTACAAGATTCCGATCCGGCGCAGGGCGTTTACTCCCGGCGTTAGCTCCGTCAACGAAACGGATAAATCTACCGTGTCAACGTATCACGCAGAGCGAACGAACAAAGACTCGGTTATCTGCTATAATAACATGCTGCACAGCCCTTCCCTTAATATGTGCAGAATGTTCGCTAGGCGGCTTGCGGATATCGACAGAACGATTGACGTCAACATTTCAGCACAGAAAACGCCGGTTCTGATCGAATCAGATTCCAACACCTTGCTTTCCCTGAAGAACGCCTATAAGCAGTATGAGGGGAACTTCCCTGTAATATTTGGCAAAAAGGGAATCGCTGATAATGTTAAAGTGCTGATGACTGGTGCACCGCTAGTGGCACCCGCTCTGCAGCAACTGAAACAAACTATATGGAACGATGCTCTTGAATCGCTTGGCATTGCGAATCACGGCGCTGACAAGAAAGAACGCGTTAACACGCTGGAGATTCAGGCAAATCAGGGCGGAACGATTGCAAGCAGATACTCCGGCTTGATCGCTAGAGAGCAGGCTTGTGATGCCGTCAACAAAATGTTCGGTACGAATATCGGCGTTAGATACCGCGAGGAAGTGACGCCGGAATCCTTTATGGATGGATCGGACGGAGGTGGGGAAGATGAGTAAATACACAACGCAGCTGCGCTATATCTGCGAGGTTGAAGCTGGCTATAAGGAATCACAGCCGTATAGCAAGGTTAACGAAATCGTGAAGGCGGCTGCACCGAAAATCTTCAACGCCGAAGACTGGCCTATCTTTGATGAGAATTACCGGCTTGCTCTTGAAATCAAGATTCTCAAGGCGTACTACACAGAAGAAATCAGCATGGAAACCGTAGGGCTTTGGAAACTCCGACTGAATCAGAAGTTGTCGGAAATCATGCCGTACTACAATCAAATGTACAAGTCGGAGCTGCTGGAGTTCAATCCGTTGTATGACGTTGATCTTACCCGGACGAAGATCGGCAAGGGCACGAAACAGACGCAGACTGACAGTCAGGGTGTGACGTCCTCGACGTCTGATTCCTCGACAACGTCCGAATCCTCGAACACGAACACGGAGAACGAAGTCAACAAGTACAGCGATACTCCGCAGGGTGGTTTGTCTGGCCTACAGAATGACCGCTATCTGACGGACGCTAGAATGGTATCCAACAATGGGTCCGGGAACGCAAAAGGCAGCGGAACTAGCAAGGCAACGGGGAGTAGTCAGAATGTTAACACGTCAAACGAAAATGCGGAAAGTACGGACGAATATCTCGAGCATGTTTCCGGTGTGAATGGCGGCGCGTCCATTGCGGCACGACTGAAGGAATACCGCAGCACGTTCGTGAACATCGACCTGCAGATCATCGAAGAACTCGAAGACCTGTTTATGAAAGTGTGGTGATACATTTAACAGTACGTTTAGAGTTGTGCTTGTCAAAAAGAGCGGGTTTGAAGTCATTAGCTTTGACGATTGCATCAGCGTTACCGCGATTCCCATTGCGGCCACGGGAGGCAAGGCGTGGCAAATCAAACTTGCGTCCGATACGGGAAGCACAGTTACCCGCAGCTATTCCATGTCGCAGTGGTGTATTGCAATTATGTAAGGAGGTATTTTATGAGCGACATTCCTAATAAGCTGAGATTCTGTTGCCTGCCGGTTCTGCCGACGATCTTCTCCGACGAGCTGAGCTACCTTGATGTACTAAGCAAGATGCGGGATTATATCAATCAGATGATTGAAGCACTCAAGCAGCAGGACGAGGACATTGCCAACATTCAGAAGCAGGTCGACAAGGTCGATCCTAGCAAATATATCCAGACAAGCGGCGGTACGCTAACGGGGCCGCTGTTCTTCATCGACAACGCCCATGTGCTGAAGAACGAAGACGGCACAATTACACTGTCCGGAACCGGGCTGATGAATATTCACGGTGGCGGGAACGTGACGATTGATACTCCGGAGAGTATCGCTATAAGAGCGGACAAGGTGGTTGATATCACGGGTTCGACTGGCGTGGAAATCCTCACGGGAGAAAATGGAACTGTGGATATTCAGGGTGACACCGTTGCTATTACCGGTGATATCAATATCTACGGCTCAATGAAATTCGATTGGAATGGTACTCTGGACGCGCGAGGTTCTGGCGTTCTGGTCGACGAACCGGAGATTGACGGCGCCCCGGTTAACCTGAAGTATTTCAATGAACACAAAGGATCCGGCGCTGTGACTTGCGGCTATATCACGGTTGCCGTAGATGATTCGAAAACAACGGTGGATGTTCATAGCGAGAGCCTTATTCCGAAGGGTGAGCTTGGATCGTACTACGTCGACAACGCTGGTAATCTTTGGCAGGCCACGCAGGTTGTTGCTGGTGGGTTTACGCTGGAGAATCACAACAGCAATATGCTTGCAAACGCGGAGTTCGTGAGAATTACCGGAAACACAAGCGTGAAGAATATCAATGTAGACGATACCGGAAGCTCGACATATCAGGCAACTACGAACGTCCTTGTGCACGGCGGAACGGACGTCGACATTACTGCGGGTCAGGGAACAGTCGGCGTTGAGGGGCCGATTGTTGATATCCATGCGGCGAAGCATATGAACATCGTTACTGATTCTAACGGTGATATCATTATTGGTGTCAACAAGAATGTAATGATGCTATCAGACAGTAACATTTCACTACCATCCGCTCAGACTGGTAATGCCGGCATAGCACGTTTGATTGACATACCATATAATCAGAAAGCTCAGTTCGATAATTTTACAATCGCTGCACATAACTCCATCGATTATCGCGTTTTCATGATTGCAAACTCGTCAGATGCGCCAGTTGCAAACGTAACTGCCCCCGTGTTCATGGTCTTTTCAGCTGCAAGTCGCGGTGTACGAGACGGTATTGCCGTTGATTCCGCAGGCGTTATTTACAAAGTAATTCACAATTACGCCAGACAGTCTTTCGAAATGGCCAAACAAACGCCGAATGACAGTGGCGGTGGTGCAGCAATGAAGCGGTTCGATACCACCAACGGCGTTGCTATGATTCCTATTGCGGATATCCCGTCTTCCGGGGGCGCAATCTTCTACATGAATATCACAATGGGAGACAAACATCAGCAAAATTATACGATGTTGTATACCGGCTCTATCACTATATACGCCGGAGAGGTCACAGATGTAAGAATTCTTAACATCGGCTGGCTGTCTTCGGGGGATGGCGTGGAATGTAATTGGTTGGATAGCGGAGAGGTGACAAAAACGACTGACGGAATCCAGCTGGGCATTCCCTCTACTGGTGCGGGCTTTACCGGATGGTACGCAAAATTAGTTTGACAG